GTATGAAAATAGCGACTGTCGAGAATTCAACAAGATAATGTTGCAATGCAATGCCATTCGAACCAGGTAAATCAGGCAATCCGTCAGGTAAGCAAAAACTCAAGCCTTGGCGTGAGGCTTTAGATCGTGCATTGGCCCAGTACGAAACCGAAACGATTAAGGCTGGTGAAGCTCTCAGGGCTATTGCTGACCGAGTAGTCGGATTAGCTATAGCTGGAGACAAAGAGGCTTACAAGGAGATAGCGTATAGACTCGACGGCCCAATCGCCCAAGATGTCAACCTCGGAGTTGATTCTGCCGCAGTGGAAGGACTATCCATCTTTGGTGCGTTCCTGGCTCAAGCTATCGGAGCCGCGCAAAGTTCCAATCCTGAAGCGGTGGATACTGGAGGACTTGTACTTCCTGCTGAGGTACGTCCTACGACGCACTGACTGTGAGAAAGAGTGGATATTCGAGCGATGCCGTGAAGTTCAAAAGGCTCCTGACGGGCATCTTGATTTGTGGCCCCGGTTCCACTACAAGTCAACGATCATTACCTACGCCCTCACAATACAAGAGATTCTACGCAACCCTGAAGTCACTATCGGCATCTTTAGTCATACTCGGCCGATTGCCAAAGCCTTCCTCCGACAGATAAAGCGTGAGTTCGAGAGTAACCAGACCCTGCAAGCCTGCTTTCCAGAGATCGTCTGGGCGGACGCGAAGCAATCTCCCAAGTGGTCTGAGGACGACGGCATCACTGTCCGTAGGCAGTCCAATCCTAAAGAGGCTACGGTTGAGGCGTGGGGCTTGGTTGACGGCATGCCGGTTGCGAAGCACTTCGCTATCCGAGTCTATGACGATATTGTCACCAGAGAATCGGTATCGACCCCCGAGATGGTGGCAAAGACTACAGACGCTCTCAGGCTTTCCTACGCGCTAGGTATGGAGGGCGGACGGCAGAGGATGATCGGCACTCGATACAACTACGCCGACACCTACCAAACTGTCATAGAAGAGGGGACATTCAAGCCCAGAGTCTACAAACCTGAAGTCGAGGGTAAGCCTGTACTTGTTTCACGTGAAACCTTGGACAAGCTCAAAGTCGACATGGGGGACTATATTTACGCCTGCCAGATGGAGCAAGACCCTCTATCTGGGACGCAGGCGATGTTCGATGTAGCCGATCTCCAAGTCTACGAGGTCAGGCCCCAAACCTTGAACTGCTACATCATGGTCGATCCGGCGAGGTCCAAGAAGAGGGATTCGGATAGTACAGCGATGGTCGTTATAGGCATGGACTACGCGGCCAACAAGTACCTATTGGACGGGTTCAACGACAAGATGGACCTTCAGGAGAGGTGGCAGAACTTCCGCTTTCTTTACTGGAAGTGGATCAAAGAGCCAGGGATTCAATCAGTCCACGCGGGGTATGAGAAGTTCGGGGCTCAAGCTGATCTGGACTACTTCATGGAGAAGATGAAGGTAGAGAAACTGTCCTTCCCGATTGAAGAACTGGAGTGGCCCCGTGAGGGTGAGGGCTCGAAGATCGACAGGGTTCAGAGGTTAGGCCCGGACATCCGTAGTCACAAGGTCTTCCTACCCTACCCCACCAACAAGGAACGGTTGACGAGAAATCAACAACAGGTATCTAATGGGGGACACGGTTACAGGGTTGCGCAGAGGATCAGGCGCAAGGACCATGAGGGGAACATATATGACCTCACCGACCAGATGAAGACCCAGATTCACTTCTTCCCCTTTGGGGGTTTGAAGGACTTGGTAGATGCCTTCAGTCGAATCTACGACATGGCTCCCACCCCTCCGATAATGATTGATGAATCCAGTCTTGAGCCGGAGGTAGTGTGAGCGATCACGACATCACGATAGCGGAACAGACCTCGATCCGTCCTGAAGAGGCGACTTTGAGGGAATGGGCCAAGGCTGTAGCCGATAAGCTGTGTGAGGTCTATCCCAATCACTTGTGGGCGGTTGCTTGGCAGGGAGGGGCTTTGGTGGTGAAGAATCTGGCAATCTCAGGTTTCTACGGAATGGTTCTGGAAGACGCTCAAAAGCACTCCTTGAAGTACATTCTCCTGGACTCGGTGATGAAGGCCGGTGAGCTACTTGAGAGATGCGGTATGAAACGAGGTGCGTGGGATGGGTCTCCTGCTGAGAAGCTTGAGGGTTCGGATAATCGGTTCTTCAAACCTTGGTCAAAACTAAAGCACTAGATGAGTGGGTGGAATTCTTCCGGGATTTCATGCCGGAACTGCCCAAGTCTATGTCCAAGGAGTTGTGGGAGAGGGACATGGACCTCATCAGACAGGCGGCGGGGATGACGGGGTATTACGAACACCCAAGGATTCCCAGATACTTCAAGAAAGAAGTAAATGGCTGAGTACCTGACCAACATCAAGAACACCCCACCGGGACAGAACAAGTACATCCCTGGTGGAGACCTGTTACACAGAGACGATGAAGGCGCTCCTCCTCAGATTGGGGTGGAGAACATGGACGGAGACGACTCTGATGATGGGGAGTCTGAATGGTTGAAGCGATCTAGGGAGGCTTATTACTCCTCTACGAGTTATGTAGATTCGAACTACCGGAAAGCTTGGGAGGACTCGATCCGGGCGTTCAACAACATGCACAGTTTGGACTCCAAGTATCTGAATCCTGCCTATGCCAAGCGTTCGAACATCTTCAAACCCAAAGTAAGGGGCGCGATCAGGAAGTCAGAATCAGCAGCTTCAGCCGCTTTCTTCTCGAACATGGACCTGATCTCGACTGAGGCTACCAACATGGCCGATGTCAAGCAAAGGGTCTCGGCCGAGGTCATGAAGCAACTACTTCAGTACCGACTCACCAAATCTATTCCTTGGTTCCAAACGGTCATTGGGGGTTATCAAGACTCCCAAGTTCAAGGTGTAGTCGCTGCTCACGTCTACTGGGACTATGAAGAAGGTAAGAAAGACAAGCCTTGTGTCGATTTGATCCCGGCTGAGAACATCCGTATAGACCCAGGTGCGAGTTGGATCGACCCCGTAGGGACGAGTCCTTACGTCATTCACATGATCCCCATGTATGTAGGAGACGTTAAGGAAATGATGACCAAGGTAGACCCCAAAACCGGGTCTCCGAAGTGGTACACCCTCTCGACTGGTACGTTGAGGATGGCTATTCAAGAGAAGGCCGACTCAACCAGGTTAGCTAGAAACAAGGACAGAGAAGACCCCCTAGACCCCGACAGCAGGACAGTGGGGGATTACGAAGTCATCTGGGTTCAAAGACATATCCACAGGAAAGACGGGGAGGATTGGCTCTGGTACACCTTATCTGATGTGGCAATGCTCTCAGACCCAGTTCCTTTGAAGGAGGCATTCTTTCATGGAGAACGACCCTACGTCATTGGTTGCTGCATTCTTGAGACTCATAAAATCTTCCCCAGTTCGGTTCCTCAGTTGGCTAAAGGGCTTACTGAAGAAACCAACGCCATAGCCAATTCCAGGCTAGACAACATCTATCTAGTCCTGAACAAGAAGTGGTTTGTCAGGAGAGGGAAGAACGTCGATATCCCTAGTCTGGTGCGTAACGTCCCCGGTGGGGTGACGTTGATGGACAACGTAGGGCCTGAGGGTGATGTCCAAGAAGTTAACTGGCCTGATGTAACCCAATCCTCAGCAGAGGAGCAGAACAGGCTTAACGCTGACTTCGCAGACCTGATGGGGGATTTCTCTCCCGCTCAATCGAGGCTAGCCCGGAACTCCAAAGAGCCCGCCAAGATCATGCAGGCCGAAGCTGTTGCTGCTAATCCCTTGGTTGAGTATCAACTCAAGACCTACGTTGTTACCTTTGTCGAGCCGGTTCTGAGGCAGTTGGCGAAGCTAGAACAACACTACGAGACCGATAAAGTCGTCCTGACTCTCGCGGGTAAGAAGGCTAAAGTCTTCGAGAGATACGGTGTTTCCGAGGTCACTGACGAAATCCTAAATCAAGATTTAACCATCAACGTCAACATCGGGATGGGAGCTACAGACCCCGCTCAGAAACTTCAGCGGTTCATCCAGGCGACTATGTCTATTGGGGAGATAGCTTCCAATCCAGGCTTCATGCAAGCGGGTGGGAATCTTTCAGAGGTCGTGAAGGAAATCTACGGTCTCACTGGTTATCAGGATGGCATGAGATTCATGTCCTCAGAAGACCCTGAGAAGGACATGCTCAAGAAGAAACTTCAACACGCCGGGCAGATCATTCAAGAACTGGGTAGAAGGTGCGAGGACAAACAGGCTGAAATCGCCTCTAAAGAGAAGATCGCCCACGAAGCCAACAATACGCAACTTATCCTTGCCGACAAGCAATCCGGTAAAGAGCCATTACTAGAACATCATGCCAAGCTGAGAGAGCAAGACCTCAAACACTCCGAGAAGGAGAAGGAACTTGCTTTGAAGGAGAAGCTTGAGCGGGAGAAGATGGCGAGAGAACACGCACACAAGGAAAAGACTCTCCAAGCCGAGACGAGCCTGAAAACCAAGGCACAGGAAACGGAGAACGAGTTCAAGCACAAGCAACTGGCTGTATCGACCTATCACAAGAACCAGGAAATCGAGGGTAAGCAGAGTGAATCCGAAGGGAAGATGGGTCTTGCTGAAAAGGCCCAAAAGGATAAAACCAAGCTTGAGAGAGAGAAAATCCAGATCATCGTGGACAAGCGGGGTGACACGATGGAATCGACTGGTCTTGAGGAGTTGGCTGAGGGCCAAAAGGAGGTCGCGGAATCAATCAAGGAGCTTGCCGAAGCTCTAACCAAGAAGGAAGACAAGCAAAAACCGAAGGTAAGAGAGATCACCGTTACAGGCCCTACTGGTAAGTACGTCGGTAAGGTAACAATAGGCTAAGTGGCTACTCCTACTCTAGTCCAGTGGAAAGCGAGCGCGCAGAACACAACCTTCGCTGGGGCTTCCATGACTCTGTGGTTCCCCAATCCTACTCAGGCGGGGAACTGCATAGTAGTCGGGATTCAGAGTGGAACCTCCGTCTCCGGGGCGCCAACAGTTGCTGACGACAAGACCAATACCTATACTCTCGGCCCGGATATTGTAGGAGGACAGAGAGTTACCCTCCGGTACGCGCTCAACGTCGCTGCGGGGACGCAGAAGATCACCGTGAGTTACACCGGGGCGAGTCCTGCCTTCGATCAGGTCGTCATCACGGAATGGATGAACGTCGCTACGGCTTCTGCAGCAGACGGGTCTAACAAGCACGCTACAGGGAACACGAGCCCAGCAACGACGGGGAGTTTCACTACAGCCGTTGACGGCGATCTCATCATCTCGTTTTTCTGCGACGAAACAACCGGCCCTCCGACCGCGATAACCGGATATACCGCTGGAACTGGAATGACCTTGATTACGGCGAACAACGTAGTGGGATCGGCGATGCAGTACGGTATCCAGACCACCCACGGGGCGATAAATCCCTCGATCTCATTCGCTGGAGGATCGGACTCTATGGTAGGGGTGGGCCTCGCACTCAAGTCCGCCGCCT